GGCGGCTACAGACGGCACTGGTGGCTCAGTTCACCGCCGCCATCGCGCCCGGCGGTGGGTGGCTCTCAACTCGCCAAGTGGCTCAGCTCACCGCCGCCGGGTGGCTGGGTACTGGGCGGCGCTAGCACACAGATCTCCCGTCCGATCTATGGACGTGAGGAGGTGTACATCCACCGTGGAGATGGTGCGTCCCAGTTCGTCCGTGGTGGTGATCACGCTCCTGGTGACGAAGGCTCCTTCCTGGTCAACGATGACGACCGTGGACGCCTCCACTGCATGTCCAGCGATGACTAGCACCTGGGCTTCCCCGCTCAGGTTGGCATAGTCCACCACCACCGTGGGCGACCCGCGCCCAATGCTCGTGCTTCCGCCGTCGTCGGTGTAGACCCCGGGCTGGCCGAAAACGATGGGGTAGTAGAGACCCCAGGATTGATCTGGGGTCTGGTAGGCGCTGATGCCCTGTTCCCAGGTGCTCTCAGTGACCCGCGCCGTCGACGGTGGGATCAGGGCGGTGTCATCGAAGGGGTTCTCTTCCAGGCTGAAGGTCACGGGCTCAGATTCGGAGCCATACTCTGGCTCAACGACCTGCCCGACCAGGAGCACCTGGCGCACCTCGTAGGGAGTGCCGACGACCCATAGAGCTAGCTCACCCTCGGCGCTGGCCAGGTCGTGCCCAGCCTCGATCCGCTCCGCGACATCGATCCCGAAGGCCACCTCAACCGCCACCGTCCTCAGCTCGGGGCTGGTGGTGAGGATCTCCAGGGAGTCCTCATACTCCAGGGAGCCCAGGCCACCGTGATGGGGGAGGCTGGTGCCGTCCTCGTCCACGGGGCTGATGGGTCGGGTGGAGAAGCAGTAGACCTGACCGCCCCAGGTGATGGACAGGAGCCAGAGCACCTCGGCCTCAACAAGATCAGAGCGGGTCAGGCGTCCCATCAGACCACCTCACGCAGGGTGATGGTGGCCACACGGACAACCTCATCTTCCAGTTCACCCCCCTGCACGGTCTCGATCCGAACGGGGGACGTGAGCCTCCCGTAGATGTGCTCTGCACGTCGGGTGAGGGTCACGGTGGAGCCCACCTTGGGGATGCGGGGCAGGTACACCACCGGACGATGAGCACCATCCAGGAGCCGGTGCAGCCCCTCCATCACGAGGGGGATGTCTGTCCATGCAGCCACAGGCTCTGCGGATCCGTGGGTGGAGCCGTAGATGAAATCGGGAGTGTCGTCCTCGAAGGCGTCGGTGAGATCGATCCCGTCGACCCAGGCGAATTCAACGATGCGCCTGGACGGGGAGAGGACACGGCTGCTGCTTGTCCAGTCCGGTGCTTCCCGCAGGTCGACGTTGCTCTCGGTCTCCAGGCTGCGCCCCCAGGAGTAGTCCGTACCGAAACAGACCACGGGGCCTAGCACCACGGTGCCCAGCTCGAAGAAGCCGTCGACGGTGTCCTGGGCTGAGATGCGGAGCCGGTAGCCGCTGTACCTGGCACCGTTGAGCTTCACCACGCAGGCCACATTCGGAGCCCAGATCTCTCCGCTGGTGCCCGAGGCTCCCTCGGTGCCATCCACACCATCCAGGGTGATGGTGCTGAGCTTCGTGGTGGCGTTGCCACCGAACCTGCCCTCGGAGTGCCACGCGATGCGGCGCACCTTGGAGGCGGTGTCAGGCTTGAAGCTGCCCCCTCCGAATTCGTTGAAGAACAGGTAGGGGTTGCTGGTGCCAGCCGTCCCCGTGGGGATGACCGTGGCTCCGCGCCGAGTCCAGTGGAGTCCACCCATGCCGTAGCTGGTGCCGACGATGGCAAGGCTGACCCAGGCGCTGGTGCCCGCGTCATAGCCCTGCAGGGTGAACGCCCCCACGTTGCAGCCGTAAACCGCGAGCCCCAGGAGGTCATTGCCCAGCATGGACTCTTCCGCCCCGAGCAGGGTCTGGTCGAGAACCAGGGCGATGGTCTGCTCGGAGGCGTCATCCTCCGAGCGCCATCCGATCCTCGGACTCGGCTCCACCGTGGGGAAGATGTTCGTGATCGCGTGGGCGTAGGCGGTATCGATGTGCCAGATGTCCCCCTCGACGCTGGGGCCGTCCACAGCAGCGATGCTGACGCCCTCAGCGACCCGCAGCGGGCTCGTGGCATAGTTCCGGGGGTGCAGGTCGTCAGGGTTGGAGAAACCCGTCAGCGTGGACACGTGGCCTGTCCATTCGTCTGATACATAGTGGACTTCGTACCAGCCACTCTCGGCGGTGGCCGAGGCCAGATGGCCGAAGTTGATCAGGTTGTTTGCGTCGGGGCTGCCGGTGTCGTCGGTGAGCGTGGTGGAGCGAGGCCCTTCGATCCAGAGGTGGTCTTCGGAGGTGTCCCGAGCCCGATACCAGGTGGCGACACTTGCCCCGCTGAAGGCGATCAGCACCTCGATCCCAGCCGTGGTGTCGATGGTCTCGTTGCCCACCGGGGAGCCCGCGTTGTTGTCGTAGAGGCGCAGGCCGATGCTATCGAAACGGAGGCTGATGTCGTAGTCGTCGGTGCCGTCCGCGAGGCGTAGGCGGATGGCGATGTCGTCGGAGGACAGGCTGCCGCCGCTCACGGTCTGCAGGGCTGCACGGACGATGAGCCCCTCGGTGATGGTGCTGCTTGGGTTGCGGTAGTAGGCGAGGACGTTGCTGCTGGTGCTGATGTTGAGCCCACCGCTGGCAAGGCTCCCGGTGCCTGCCCCTGCTGCTGACCACTGGCAATCTGAGGGGATGTCAAAGGGCAGCCACGTCCACGTCCACGCCACCCGATCCAGGTCGGTCGGTAGTGCCTTCCAACCCGGCAAGGTCACCGATGAGTACCCACCCAGGTAGAGAGCCCCGAGCGAGTTGTCCTCGTTGCCGGGGCTGGCGTCCCAGTTGTGCGCCATGACCACTCGGCCACGCTGGCAGGTGGCGGTGATGTCCCGAGGGTGAGTGGACGTGTCCTGCGTGAACCACCACATGCTCAGACCGCTCGTGGTGGGCGAGTGCCCCATCCCCTCCCAGGTCGTCCCGTGGTCAATGCTTCGGACGCAGATGCCCTCTTCCTGCACGGTCGGCTGACGCCCGTAGCAGTAGATGGCTCCGTCCTCGTCCACGCAGGCAGTCAGGTCACCGTTGACAATGTACTGGGCGCTGCCGTCCAGCTGGCACCAGATCTCAGAGCCGGTGTCCAGGTCGGTGGCGGTGGTGCTCTCGTAGTCCTCGGAGGCGTGGCCGATAGCGCGGATGTAGGGCAGCGAGTCCACCACGCTCAGGTAGAGCAATAGGAACTGCCCACCGGCCACGATGACCTCGTGGCGTCCCCCGCCGAGGGAGTCGGTGTTCCAGGTGTCGTTCACCAGCTCAAAGGACATCCCCTCATCGAAGGAGGCATATTGAGCGAACGTGGCGCGGTAGGTGGGTGTGCTGTCGTTGGCGATCAGAGCCGCCACGAGACTGACCTGACCGTCCAGGTACGCGGCACGGAGCCGCCCCAGCTCGAACCCATTGTTCCCCGCGCCGGGACTGCTGACAGTGCTGACGGGGGTGTCCAGGACGTGGCTCCGAGCCTGCGTCCAGGTGCTCCCGGAGTCGTCGCTGTAGTGACACCGAACCTGAGCCTCGTTGGCGGCGGTGTCCTCGATCCAGTGGTAGCAGAGCACCCGCCCCGAGGGGAGCACCACGAGGCAGGGGTGGGCTCCATCCGTCCAGTCTGTGTCTGATGAGTAGGCAGCGGTGGATGACCAGGAGCCATCGTCAGAGTCACGGGCATAGACCCGCACCTGATACGCCCAGTCGGTGATGTAGGAAGATGCCTGCACCGCCACGAGGACAGTCCCATCAGGACAGGTGACCGCATGCGGGGTCTCGGTGCTTCGGACACCCACAGAGGTGCCGTCTGTCCACACGATGTGCTCCCAGCCCATCGCCGTGGTGGGCACCTCCCAGCCTCGCCAGTCGCTGGAGTCATCGTTGCGCCAGCCGAACCCAGCCCTCATGGGGCCGGAGCCGGGGAGGCCACCCCGGAGGGTCTGTACGCGGATGCTGGAGCTGGCGTCCTGGGTGCCGGAGGCTTCCAGCACCATCTCCGTGGACTGCTGAGGCTCTGGATCCCCTGCCGTGTTCCCGGCCTGGGTGTAGGAGGACTCCGCGTCCCAGATGGACTCGGCGGTGATGCTCGGGCTCTGGATCAAGAGTCCCCGGATCACATCTCTGGATCGGTCAATAGCCATGCTTCAATCCCCCCCGGGATTCGGGCTCAGGCAGCGCGGTGTCCCACCCTGCTTCCCCCCTTGATGGCTGCTCTCAGGGGTGACCCTGGCAGCCTGTAGTTGTCCCTCACGACCTCCCCGAAGACCCGGTGGCGGTACACCTGCTGGATGACCAACTGCCCGCCCATGGGGCTCTGTCCCCGGTTGAGGGCGTTGACCCCATGCTCACCCAGGGCACGTCCAGCCTGTGCCGTCAGGACGGGCTCGTTGCGCCTGAGCACCGCCATGGTCTCGTCTGGAGCCATGCCGCCCACGTGGTACGAGGGCAACTCCTGCCCAGCGACCACAGCACTCTGAGCCGCTGTCAGGGCAGCGATGCCACCGGCTGCGATACCACCAGCGATGGGACCTAGCTGGGCTACGGCCTTGACTGCTGCCGCCGCGCCGTCGATGACGATCTGAAGGATCGAGGAAGCCTTGTAGAACTTGAACCAACGCTCAGCTGCGTCAGCCTGAGCTTCACCCTGCTTCTCCGCTGCCCATTGGGCGAGGCTGGCAAGGCCACTGAAAAACTGTGAGGACGCTCCACTGAGGTTCGCAGCCTGAGTCTGGATGCGTTGCAGCTCGTCCCGGTGGGACTGCTCCCGCTTGGCGTCATATTCCTTGAGGTTCGCTTCACGGAGCCTGGCCAGGTCACGCTCCGCACGAGCCTCGACCTCCGCCATCGCCTCGGCTGCTTCAGCCCGGGCCCCTGTGAGCATGGCTGCTTCACGGATCATCAGAAGCTCGGCATCCCGAGCCTGGATGATCTTCTCTTCGTCGCTCAGAAGGTCGGCGGTGGACTTGCCACGGATGCTCGCCAGGATGGCCTCGGCTGTCCCAAGAGCCTTGATCTGTGCCGCCTCATCCTTGGCGGATTCCTTCTCCGCCGAGGCTCTTTTCTTGCCCGCTTCGGCTCCACGCTTCTGCGCATCCTTCAGCTGGAGGGCGGTAGCGATGACCTCCTGCCCCGCGATCCGCTCGTCCCTCAGGGATTCCAGGTGCTCCTCGGAAGCAGCCAGCCTTGCTCGTGCAGCCTCCAGTTCCTCAGTCGGGTCAGCGATGTAGATGTCCACGTCATACTGAGTCTTCTGGAAGCGCTTCATCTTTGCTTCCAGGTTGGTGATCTCTTTTTGGGCAGCCGTGATGCTCTGCGCGGCTGCGTCCATGCCGGGCTTGATGCTGAGGGCAGCGGCTCGGGCTGCTTCTTGCTCAGCCCTCTCCAACTCGGTCATCTCCCCACGGAGGACAGCCACCTCCAGGGCAGCGGTGCGGATGGATTCCCTGAAGCCATCCAGGGCTCGTGTCCCCGCCTCCTGCATGGCCTCCATGTGCTCCATGGACAGGCTCACACCATCAATGGCTCCGCCCAGTTCCCGGCTCTCTTGGTGGGCGACCTTGGCCTGCTGGGCGTAGGCAGCGACGGCAAGCCCGAGAGCAACAACCACGGCTGCGACGATGGGCAGGGAAGCACCCACCATGCCCCCCGCCTTGGACACGCCCTGCAGGGCTCCAGTGAGAGCGCCGGCCTGAGAGACCATGCGCCCCAACTCCGGGTTGACCACGCTGACGGCAGCGCCCAGCTGGGCTGCGGCTTCCTTGGCTTGACCGGACTGCTTGCCGAGTTCCTCCATGCCATCGGCACCGGCTTTGCCAGCCTTGCCTGCCGCCTTGGCTCCCTTGGCCATCTCGGCGGTGGTCGCCTTAGCAGCCTTGGCAGCCTTCGCCAGTTCCTTCTTCAACTCCGCGACCATCCGCTTGGCCTCGGCACCCGTCACATTCGGCATCTCCTTCAGTTGTTTCGTGAGATTGCTAATGTCCGCTCGGAAACTGATGTTTGCTACACGTGCCATCAGGACACCCCCTCACCGTTGGCCAAGGCCACCAGCTCGGGCTCCAGTTCCTCCGCCAGTTTCTTCTCAGACCGGCGGGCTGGCTTCCTCACCCTCTCACCCCACACGGAGCGCATCGTGAGGGCATCCGTGGGGGCACCCTCACCGTATTTCTTCTTCAGGTAGTCACGCTGGGCAGCGGTTGTTCCCGCCGACTTCAGCTCCGCTGAGGTGTACTTCGAGAACTTGATCTTGTAGGCGTAGGGAGCAGTGTTCTCCAGGACAACGACCACACCATCAGGGTCGAGCCTCGTGGTGACTCTGAAGGCATCCCGGGACTTGCCCGAGCGTACCGGCCACGTTGCCAGGGCTTCTGCCTTGATGGCATCGGCCTCGGCCTCCATTGCGCGGGAGACGATGCCAGGGGCGCCCTGGAGGATCTGGTCGGCCATGCCCTCAAGGGCACCATCCAGTTCGATCTCAACGTCCCCGTCTCGGTATGTGTATCGGCGTCCCATCTGTCACCCCCCGGTGAACCAAAAGTCCTCTGCCCCCTCGTTCTTCGCCCGGTACTTCTTCCGCTTGTCCGCCACTTGCTGGGCGAGGGCTTGGGCGGCTCGGGATGCCCTTTGCTTCTTGGGGGATGCCGTCGGTGTCCGTGAGCGCCACCAGCCGATGAGCCGTGCCTGCTTCCCCGACGGGAGGTCGTAGAACCAATCCTCATCCCTGCCCATGTGAACGCAGAGAGCCAGGATCATGGCGTCTACGCCCCCTTCGGGGGATCGGAAAAATCCTCGGCTTCCGAGACCTCTTCTTCTCCGTAGAGTTCGTGCGTCACGAGGCCATAGGCGAGGGTGCCCGCGAAGGCGATCTCCGCCATCTTGGCACCGGATGCGATGAGGCTGTCAATGACGGCACCACCATAGGCCATGGAGTCATAGCCGCACCCTGAGAGGGTCGGGCGATGCTTCCCAGGCCATGGGACACCCCGAGGCCAACAGGAGCCCAGACAGGCTGCTGTCGCCCTTGTGGGTGACCCTGTGGTCTGTGTGCCCAGTTCCCATCGCTCTGCGTAGGAATGCGGCAGGGAGAGTGTGACCTCAACCCCTGCCACAGTGACCTCAGGTGCAGTCATATCGTTCATGATGTCCTCCCCCAATCCACTCAGGATTCCTGAGTGGATCAGGTCATGGTCGGGCTGCCGCCCAGGACGGTGAATGAGAAGCTCGCGCTGTTGGGCTCGCCCTCTGAGAGATCCATGGTGACGATGCAGTCGTCGCACTCGATGGAGTGGTCGGAAGCGTCACCCAGGCTCACACCTTCCACATCCCACTGAAGGTGGGATGTGGTCGCGTCCCCGTTGCTCAACGTTGATACGTTGCCGGAGTAGGAGCCCTGCTGGAGAACGAAGTCGATCACCGTCTGATCTGTCACATCTGAATAGTCTGCAATCAGGCAGGAGAAGGAGCCGCTGGGCTCGGTGCTCTCGCCTACGCGCACGGTCTGTGTCTTGCCGCGAACTTTGTAGATCTTGATGTCGGCCTGATCCGCCGAGAGTCCGCTGAGTTTGAAATCACCCACAGTGAAGGGAATCACCAGGCTCACCGGAGTAGGCGTGGTGCCGTCCGTGATGGTCAGTTTCCCGTCGTAGAGATGCTTGAGTACTTCAGATGCAGCCATGATTGTTCCCCCAGGCTCCCAAGAAGCACGAAGCCTCCAGGGTTACCCGTCAGTGATGGTTACGGAGCCACCGGGTAGAGCACGGCGAAGGCTTTGGAGCCGTCAGGTGCTGTGGTGGGCGTGACCGAATCGGTGATCGCACTCCAGGTGCCAACCTCATTGACGCCCGCTACAGCCAGCGTCCCCACCTGGCGGTGCAGGCTCCGGCTGAGGCCCAAAGTGTCGTGCGTGCCGATGGATGCACCAGCAGCGTTGACGCCAACGGCTCCCTTGGTCGCGGATACCACGGTCTTGAAGATCTTGGATCCCAAAACCGAAGAGCCAGGATTAGCCACGAAGTCCTCGTTGACAGCCTGATCGAACTGGTCAGTGCCGACTACATTGACGTTCCCGCCATCCCAAGAAGCCTGGAAGTCCACCTGCAAGGAGCGGGGGACATCGGCATCCGAGAAGGCTCCTGGGAAGTCGTTCGAGCCGTCGTTACCGGCAAAAATGGCGTGCACCGCCGTAGTGCTCTTGGCAGCAGGAGGAGCAGCACCGAGATCCTCGGCCTGGAACTCCAGGTTGCCCTCAAGCCCGTCAACGCGACCTTCCACTTCATCCACCGCAGCCTGTACCGTTGCAGCGGTCAGGCCAGATGCTGCGTTGTCGTAGGACACTTCCGCAGCCGCCTGTGCATCCAGCACGAATGCAGCCCAGCCGGTGCCGCCATCCACTGTGTAGTAAAGCAGGTCGTCAGCGCCAGATGCGTCATCCCGGACGTACAGGGCAACCACACCCGCGTCCAGGTGGTAGGCCCCAGAGGGCACTCCCGTGCCTGGGATGATCTCGATGTAGGAGGTGGTGGCTCCATCAGCATCGTCGCTGAGTCGGAGAGCCGCCATCTTGATGATCTTGTCGCGGAAGTTTGCGCCAAGTTTGTGGGTTGCGTCTGCCATAGTCCCCCCAAGGGAATGTGACTACACCCCGAGAGCCGCAAAACTCTTCAAGGTAGCAGTAGTCGGTAGTAGATGAGAGCGTCCCTGCCCTCACTGAGATTATACCCTGCGTGTGACTACACCAGGGCGAGATTGTGTTTGCAGGTGAAGGTCAGCTCCCCCAGAAGCCAACCGTCTGCCACCGCACCCCGCTGGGAACGGGTGTAGATCACATGAAGCCATGTGCTTCGATGGATGGTGTGGATGGCCTTCAGCAAGTCGGCTTCCGCGTCCAGGGCGCTGTCATAGCCAGCCACCTGATCGAGAGCCGCGATGCTGACGCTGTAGCGGACGCCTACCATCGTGGTGACCTCCACCATCCCCCGCTGGGGGCCCCGAGTCGGAGTCGTGGAAGTGCAGCCCACGGAATAGCACCTGTCGGAGATGTTCTCCGAGTCCCACTCAGTGCCGAACAGATCATAGGGCACCGTGGACTCGCTCCACTCTGAGGCAGCCAGGGCGGTGATGACAGCGGTAGAGACCGCCTGCCGCACTTCTGCGGCGGTGAAGGTGGAGGCCATCAGATCCCCCAGCCACCGCCCCAGGATGTGGTGGGCGGCTGGTTCATGTAGACGACACCCTTGGAGGCCGCGAAGAGATCGTCGGAGTCGGCTACGCCATCATCTCCCGTGGCCTTGACGAACCTCAGCCGCTTCCAGGCCAGCTCGAACTCACGCTTGTGGGCCTGGGCGAGTTCCATCCAGCGACCACCCTGGGCCTTGGAGAAGTCAAGCATCACGAGGTGAAGCACAAGTTCCAGGTGAACCTCTCTCAGGCTCCAGCTGGAGACGATGTGCTCGGGGAATATACCTTGGCCTTCCAGGCGCCCCAGGATGCGCTTCCAGCCCTCGGTCACATAGCCTTGCCATGTGGTAACGGTGGAGCCACGGTGGCGGCTGAGGTCGGTGTAGACGCTCTCAATGTCCTGGTCTGTGACCACCGGGTAGGCGGCGTGGAGCACGAGGGCAGCGTCCCTGCGATACGTCCTGGTGACGCCATCCGCGCAGATCAGTTCCCACTCTTCCCTGTACCCGTGACCCAGGCTCAGGGTGCTACCCAGGTCGGTGTCGCTGATGGAGTAGGTGGCCACGCTGGAAGCGATGGTGACTGAGCCGGTAACGATGGTCTCGGTGCCCTGGTCATACAGACTGAAGGTGCCCGAGGTTGGAGCAGCCAACGAGCCATCCCGGTACAGCGGGAGGCTCACGGTCTGTGTGCGTCCCCTCTCCAGGTAGTCTGGAAAGGCAACCCGCACCGAGTACAAGGTCTCTGCGCTCGACATGTCTCACCCCCCGGTGATTCGTCTACTTGCGATCCCCGGACTCCCGTTCCTCATTGCGGATGCGGGCTTCCCGAGCCTTCTTCTTCGCGTGCTCTACGGGGATGCCAGCCTTGACCAGCCTCTCCACAGTGCGGTCGATTACCTGCCTGCCGTCTTGCTTCTCGCCACTCATCACTCCCCCTTGGCCTTGCAGCTCAGGGGCTTGGCCTGAGAGGCGTTGAGCGCCTCCAGGGCGGCTTCGGCCTCGGCCTGCTGTTGCTTGGCCTTGGGCAGATGGATGTCCTTCTGGATGCGTCCCAGGCGGCGCTGAAGCCGCTGACGCAGACGGTTGAGCACCTTCGGTCGGGGCTCACCGATACGCCCTTCTTCCACCAGCGACCGACGCCAGGCGTTGAAGCCGTCGTGGTCGAAACTCGGGTCATGATCCCCATCCGGGTAGACCCGATACCGCTCCCACTTGAGATGGTAACTGGTGCCCCGAATACTGGGGATGCTCACCGTATAGGTCTCGGTGTCGGTGAGGGTGGCCTGCCCATCGTCCTCTAGCTTCGCCCGCATCCGTCCGGTGCGGGTGGGCTCCTTGGGGTTCTTCGCCTGCTCCGCCATGATGCAACCAGGGCGGATGGGGATGCGACGGAGGAGCGGGAGGAACTCCCACTGCCCACCGTGCTCCACCAACTCCCAGTTGTTGTGGTGGTGTACAAGGTAGAATGGCCAGCCCCGATCCTCACCGAAGTCAGGAAGGGTGCCGCCTGCGGTCTCGCCACGGGAAACGGTGGTGCCTGTGACGAAGCCCTCGGAGTCTACTACCGGGGCTGGTGCCAGTGTCTTAGCCATGATGGGTCTGTCCTCTTGCGGGGGTTGGTAGCCCTGGGGGACGGAGGCCCCGGAGGACAGGGATCGAGACCCCCACCCCCAGGGCTACCTCAGGGTCTAGGTGCTGCTCAGGAGGCCGACGATGCGCGCCTGCTCACGGATGGTCTGACCATCGTAGGCGTTGCCCACGATCTCCAGGGTCGCAGCGGAGCTGTTGACCTCGAAGTCGATCACGACGGGCATCCCAGCGGGCTTCACGTTGCCCGCGTTTGTGATGACCGAGGTGGGGCTGCCGACACCGTAGGCGATGGCTCCGACACCCATCACAGCACCCTCATACTTGGAGGCTGCCGTGGTGACGTAGGTCGACGGGAAGATCGCGATGCCCAGCAGTTCCTCGGCTCCAAGGGCCTTGTACGCCTGCACATCTCCACGGTAGGCGACGGGGCCCACTTCGGAACGGAGGGAGTCGCGGATCTGGCTGCACTGTTGGGGGCTGAACATTGCGAACAGATTGCCCCGGTAGCCGTTGGCGCTGAAGGTGTCGATTACGTCGTAGAGATCATCCACGGTCGCAGTGCTCGTGGCAGTGATGTTCGTGGTCGCCCCAGCCACGGTGGTGCCCAGGTTGGTCATCCAGCCCGCGTCATAGGAGGCGAGCATGGTGCCGCCGATGGCCTTGGGATCGAATCCCCAGGAGCCACCGACGATCTGAGTCAGCTGGGACTCGTCCAGGCGGAGAGCCCGACGAGCGATGGTGACATCGGCGTAGGCTCCAGTAACGCTGGAGGCAGCCACATCCGTGGTTTCGGCAGCCGTGGTGGCCATGGGCAGGGAGTGCCCCAGCCCGATGAGGCGGTGGCGAAGAACGTTGGAGCCCGCGCCGGATGCGTCACCGATCCAGTAGACGATGGGGCTGTTGCGGAGGCTGAGGTCATCAGCCAGAGAGAGAGCCATATACTGCTCAGCCATTGCGAGATCGTTCAAGATCCCTTCGCTGACCAGATTGGCCGTGGTGAACGAGGAAAACGCCATGATGTCCCCCCAAGGGAATAGCGGTGGTTTCGTTGGAATCCGCCGTTATCGCTGTTCCCCTCGGCCTATGGCCTGATGGGGCACCCGTGGAGGTGACCGGAGCTACCGTCAGCGGCTGTCGTCTGTCACTGAGATTATACCCTCAGTGTTGTGTAACTGCTAAGTGTTGCTACGATCCTGGTTGCGCTGTTGGTACAGAGCCTCCCAGGCATCCATGTTGTCCGCCTGCCTGATGGTGCCCACGTCCATTCCACCAGCTGGGGGTGGCGGAGAGGGCTGCTGCCCACGCATGGTGGACTGCCACTGTGGCTGGGGCTGCTGTCCCGTGGGAGCCGTCTGTGTGGCTCCAGTGGGCTGCTGTGTGGGCTGGGGTGCAGCGGCGCTCTGTCCCTCTTGCTCGGGGGTGAAGAGATGCCGCAGGTAGGTGGGTGCCTGGGTTGGGTCGGCCTTGGCACCCTCAAGCCAGCCGCCGAAGTCCACCTGATCCTTCTTGGCCAGCCCGCCCATCGCCTTGGTGTGCGCCCATTCCAGCGCCTCGATGGTCTCGGCGTCGCTGACTCCGTGCTGGGTGGCGGCCTGATAGCGCCCGAACTTCCCCTCGGCCTGGCCCAGTTTGGTGGTCAAGTCCTGCACCTGGGTAGCCAGGGTGTCGGCGGTGGTTGCGCGGCCTTCTACCTCACCGAGCTTCCCCAAGGCTTCCTTGGCCTTGGTTTCCCATTCGGTGGCTCGGGTGGACACCTTGCCCACGCGGTCACGGACGATGGTCTCCACATCGCTCTTCAGGATGAAGACCTGACCCTCGTGTTCGATCTCAGTAGCCATGATGCCTGTCCTCCTACGCTGTCATTGACATTGCGGGGAACAGGGCGTTCTCCCGCTGGATTCGTTGCAGTTCCTGGATGGCCTGATCTCTCGTCAGGCCGGGATGCAGGCGTCGGAAGCCGTCCACCTTGCTCATCAGCCCCGTGTTGATCTTGGCCAGGATGTCCTCACGCTGCGCCTGGAGTTCCCCCCCACTCAGGGGCAGGCTCGGGTACGAGATGGCGTACCCGGACTCGGGGTAGCTGGTGCCGGTGGAGCGGTTGAGAATCTTGGCGGTGATGCCGAGAAGCTCAAGGTCACCTGCCCTCAACATGGGCTCCACACGAGCCTGAGCGCTGCGGAGTCCCTCACGGGAGATGGAGAGGCTGACTCCGGATCTGGGGTCTGCCCCGGTGCGGACGAGGTCGGCGGGGCTCACCCCGGCATACTCGGCCAGCCCCGCTTCGAAGGCTTGGAGAGCCTGGATGGAGGTCAGCGGGTCGAACCCTGGCTTGAGTTGCACCACGGACGGCTGCCCCTGGTAGTCCTCCACGGGAGCCGCCTCGATGATGGCACCGGGCTCTACGCTGATGACATTCCGCCTGGACTTCTTGCCCGGGGAGGCCACCTCTACACCCGTGACCCGACCACCCATCAGGATGACCGTGGCGAAGGAGCCGTCCTTCACACCATGGACAAAAAACGTAGTGAGGACACCGACTGTCAGGCTTCCGAGCACGCATTCAATCCCCGTCCAGGAATTCCACAACTTCCCGGTTCGCTCCGCGTGGTACATCGCCACAGGCAGGAAGGGCATGCCGTCACCATCGCGGTAGCGGTAGTCGCCTTCAGGCAGGTACAGATCGGTGAGATCCTTCTTGCGGTCAGCGTCGACCACGAGGTGGGCTGGGTGATCGAGGTCGGTGATGTCCAGTACCTCCCACACCCACTCACTCTTCCCCGTCTCGGGGTTGACCCTGAGCTGCATCTCTTCCATGGCCACCGGACGATCCGGGGCTTCAGGGAGGGCACGGGCGACCACCTGGTCAGGGCTGAGAGGCCGATACAGAAGGCCACCACGAGGGCTCCAGTCCGCTCTCACAGGAACTTCTCTGAGGCCGATGAGGTCGGTGGATACACGCTGCTGAAGTTGCCAGAGCCCCGTCTGCGTCACCTGATGGAGCATAGGTTCGGAGCCCGCTTCCCCTGCCACTGTGGGCGGCTCTCGGTAGAGGGTGCCACCGACCTGTCCCACGAGGGAGGCGAAGGGATTCCTGCTTGCCTCGGGGATGCCCCAATTCTGCACACGGTCTGCGGAGATGTGGCGTTCCAGAGCCTTCTTCAGATCCTTCAGCCACAATCCAGAGAGCATCCTAATCCGCAGGGATTGGTGCTCCGCCCTCTTGTGGTCGTATGTGCTGGGCATAGCCGGACGGCTAGGCGTAGTGCTGTCTGTCATGTGTTGTCCCCCCATGGATGGGACTATCGCAATTATACCGTCACTCAGAAGGAACGGTAGAGGGTTCTCGGTGCGTGTGTTTTTGTCGGTGTGATCAGGTGTCTGCAGGCGTAGCGCACTGAGTCGATCTGGTCTTTCTCAGGAGCACGATCACCACCGTTGAACTTGTTGAAGCACTCGATGGTGCGAGTACAGGCGGCGTCGATGAAGAAGTGGCCAGGGCGGATCATCGCGTCGTTGAGCCAACGGTAGCCACGGAACACTGCTCCACGCCCAGCACCCTTGCCTGTCTTGACGCCACGGATGATCGGACGGAGACCTCGGGTTGTCCCGAGGGCATCCTCCAATGCTTCCAGCATGGCGCTGTTGCTCTTCTTCGCGTTGATCCCTCGCTTGCCCGAGTAGGCGACATCTCCCCAGGCGTAGTCCAGTTCCGACCATTGTACGCCCCTTGCTGAGAGCATGGAGAGCACTGCGGCTGCATCCATGTCCAGGGTGGATGAGCGGTCGGGGGAATACTCCCCAATGATGTAGACCTTCGGGTGCTTCCCACTCTCATCTATGGCGGCAAGGCAGGCTGCTGTCCTGAGACGATCCAGGCCGTAGTCGGCTCCGAAAGTCAGCGTCACAGAGCCCTGCGGTGCCACCTGGGACGAGAGCAGGTTGGGGATGACGTGCTCGGTCTCGTGGAAGTTCTCGAAGATCCGATCTGTATGTCGGAACTCGAACTCGCCATGGATTGTGACTGGAGCCTCCCAGGAAAGGGTCTCGGCCTCCACCTGCTCAATCCAGGTGGCATCGCAGAGGGTGCCATCTGTCAGGCGGATGGGCTGGTCGGTGCCGTGGAAGCAGAGGTTCTGCGGCTCCAGGCGGAAGTGAAGATCCCGAATACGACCGGCCTCGACTTCCTCGCGAAGCCAGTCAACTGGGGCATTGACTGGCGTGAGACTCAGGATGACCGTCCCCGCCCTGTGCTGCACCCGCTTCTGCACCTCGCCGTAGATACGGGCATCGGGAGGGGGCTCATCGAAGATGGCGAAGTCGATAGTGGCACCGGCCAGGGCGAGCCCCCCCTGCCTCGCAGTCTTGATGCGGAGCAGGGAGCCGTTGAGGAATCTCACCGCAGGGTTGCGACCACGAAAGCCCTTGACCGGATCGAATTCGACCGAGGGATCCAGGGCGGCTTTGGGTAGCAACTCCCACAGCTTCTGCTGGATGGCCAGGGACTGCGACCACGAGGCGGTGATGATCCAGCCTTCTACCGGGGCAGAGGGGATCGCCTTCAGGGGGTGGTGCCCGATGCAGCGGTAGATGGCCTCGGCCAAGGCAGCGGTGGTCTTCCCTTGGCTCTGATTCCCACACCGCAAGAGCACCACTCTCTCGGTGGCCGAGAGGAGAGAGTGCTGGGCAGGCAACCACCGCATGAAGTCCAACGGTGAAGCCTCTGCGCGCCGCCCCAACTCACGGAGAGCACCCAGCAGGGCTACCCCTGCCTCGGGGTTCTGATCAGCGCAGGAATCCTGCGCGGATTGCCTTCCTGTCCCCCCGTCCCTCATCAGATCTTCCCATCGTCCAGGGCGGCTCTCAGGGCGTCCCTGAGCGCCGTGGGCATGGCGGCTATCGCTGCCTTGGCCTCGGCCAGCACCTCATCGGTGGAGGCCACCTGGGCACGCTGAGCGGCTTCCTGGGCGTCCCGTTCCCTGATGGATGCGAGCGCCAGGGCTTCCTGCTCCAGGAGCCTTGCGGCTGCCACCATCGAGCCTCGGGACTGTGCATCGCGGCGGAGACCACGGACATCCCGCAGATGAGCCAGGAGGGGATCGGTGTCGGCGGCCTCAGGCTGGTCAGCCTCAGGTTCAGGTGGCGGAACGTCCAGCCCCGTGACCCTGGCCTGCAAGTTGCGGAGCGTGGCCACAGGAGCCCAGCGCCGGTCGGTCTGGGCTTGGCGGAGGTCAGCGTCCAGGTCAAGGAGGAAACGGGTACGACGATCCTCACGGGTGCCCAGCATCTCATCGCGGAGGTAGCCGACCACCACATCTCGATCCCTGTAGATCGTCTTGGTGCTCACCCCAGCCTGCTTGGCCAAGGTGGTCATCCACGAGCCCGAGTAGCCATGCTCCCGCATGGCCACCTCAACAGCCTGGAGACGCTTAGCCCTGGTCATCTTGGACATATGGCGTCCCGTCAGCCGAAGATCGCGGTGTTCTTCCACCGTGGGGGGGGAGAATGTCGGCGGGGGGAGAGGCCCCGGTAGGGTCTCCCTGATCACATGCCGATGACGTGCCATCTACCGTGCTTCTCACCGGCTCCACTACGCAATAGTAGGCGGCGGCTCCCGGAGCCATGCCGTCGAGCTCCTTGGTGGGCTCCCCGCCATCAAGGATCACGTTGGCAGGCCAGCGTCCCTTGTCTGCGTCGACGGTGGTGACCCGCTGGTAGACGCCGAAGCATTCATGGCGGGGCTTCTCCCCGATGTCCTCGGGCATCTTGACGGAGCAGGTGCCACCCTCGGAGCCTGCCCGGGAGGCGTCTATGTTGAGGGCTCCGGTGCCCCAGCGGATCACGTTGGCTGCCACGGTGCGCTCGGACAGGGGCTTCCTGATGACATGGACGGTCAGCATGAGGGATCAACTCCATCGGTCTCCACCGGCATCAGCACCAGACCCCACAGGCCATCGGACTCATCTCGATGGCCGACTACCACTGCCACCTGCTCCTCACCTGTCTCGTCCAGCACGACCTGCACGACATCACCGACCTGAGGGTCTCCCTCGTGGTCGGTGTAGACGGCGGCCAACTTGCCTTGGACTTCCTGCATGCTGTCCTCGGTGTGATGGATGGGGTGGGGCTGCCCCCCCGAGATGCTGAGCATCTCTCTGCAGCCCCGGGCTCTCCGGTTAGGGGGAGCCCATGGTGTCCCCATACACATCTCTTTAGTGTTCACATTCCAACTATACCCATCATTGCTGAGACTGCTACCACCATCCGCCCTCGGTCTCGATGATGTCATCGGAGGGCGCTGGGAGATAGCCATGGCGTTGGAGTACACGCTCTACGGCAGCTGCTGCCAAGGACGCTGCCTCTCGCTGTACAGACCCCGGAATGGCTCCGGTCACGCTGGTCTCGGCGTAAGGCTTGCCTGTGGGCTCGTCCTCACCCTCGCACCATGTGATGCGGAGCCCAAGGTCATGGGCTCCCTTGGGCTGGCCCCAGCCGTGGTAGCGGTAGATGGCCAAGCCGGAGGTAGGACAGAGGCTGGTGCGGATGTCGCAGCCCATCCGCCGCAGTTCTCCGATCCGAGCCTGGGCACGCTGCCACCGCTGGATCAGGTGGTCGGAGCGGACGCCCTCGGGGTGGGTGCGGAGGTACTCCAGGATCTCCCGCGCTTGGCGTGTCAGTTGGGCCAGAGACGGCATCGGGGTGCTACGCATGGGACACTTCCAGTTCGGCCAGAAATGCTTCCCGGGCGGCGTCATTGGCGGTGCTCACATGGGCAGGCAGCCGCTCCGGATCCACACAGGAATCCTGAGTAGGTTCGTCCACGCTGAGCCCCATCAGATAGGCTGCATCAGCCTCATATTCCCGATCCTGAGCACGGATGCGCTCGGCCACGAGGTGGACGATGGCGCAGGTCTCGATGGGGATTCCCGAGTGGTCAGAGACCCTCTCCAACCAGGCGTGGAGGTCATGGGGCAGGGTCAGGATGACGGCGGTGGGGATGGGCTTAGTCATGGCGACCTCCCCGAATTAGGGCTGCGATGCAGAGCCCACCCCAGATGACAGCTGCCATGGTGAGCAGCCCCACCAGGGTGGTGAGGGTGGAGGTGAAGATGGTGTGGAGCATGGGGGGAGTCCTTGTCTGCGAGCGTCGTTGCTCACCTACATGGGGGCTGGCATAGGCGGACTATTGAGACTTTCTCCTCGTCTTTCGCTGACCCCCTGTCTTCCCTCGTGTGCCGCTCTCCCCCTCGCCCCTGTCCGTGGTGCCCGTCTTGTCCTGGGAGCCGTCAGCGGCGCCCACAGGGGCCCTACGCCGCAGTCGAACTCGGCCTCTACGAGGCTGTGGAAGGCGTCATTCTCGATGATGGTGATCGGTTCTTCACCCCACCGGCTGGAGAGGTAGTCCACCCGGGCTCAGTGCTCGGGGCTGAGGTGGGCTCGGTGGGCGGGCTTCGGATCGATGGGGGGCTTGGTAGTCATGGACGATCCTACACCCTCGGAGGCGGATCATGACCCCCTGAGGCTGGCGGTGGTCGATGGGCGCGGGGAGGGCTATGGCTGGGGATGGAGGTGAACCGATGTCGTGGCCACCAAGACCCCCAGACTGGATTGGCGATCTGCTCACCGCAGATCAAGAGGAACTACGGGCTCACGTCGAAGGAGCGTATGTCCTGATCCTGCCGGATACGGCACGCAAGATCCCGTACCCGCTTCGCAGATCTCGCGTATTCTACATTGGCAAGGCAGGAGAGGGATCAGATCGCCTCTCCACGCACCAATACCACACCTCCCGTGCAGTGGCAGACCTGCAAGCCAATGGCGGCAGGTATTTTGAGGAGCCTTGGTGGCCTCGCTACACTTGGGCGGCTGGCCATGGTGGAGCCGTGGTGTGGTGGTTCTCGCGCCGGGGGACTCAGACCGCAGGCGATGTGGAGGTGATGCTGGTAAACGCCTTCTTTAGTCGGTTCGGCTCCATCCCCGTGGCCAACGGACAGTGGCCATCGTAGCGCGCTCGTTTCTGGAGGAAGACCTTGGCCATCTTCGACGTGTTTTCCAAGAGGCTCCGGCGTCAGCAGGGTCAACTACCTGATGTGTTCTTCTACGACCGCATTCCCGGCACCCTTCGAACCAACGTTGTGCAGGTGGCTGTGGACACCATTGGTAACCCGGGACAGGGGAGGAGTAGAGGGCTGGATGAATACCCCGAAGGGGTCTACTCCGAAGTTCATCGCCGCCTATGCCGCGAGAGCGGCGTGTTTGTCCTGGTTGAGAGATACCAAGGCGATCATGGCATGGAGGTGCTGAACTACATCACCAAGCATGAGGACACGCTACAGGTCATCGATGCCATCGAACTCATCATGCGTGCGATGGTGAACATCGGTGTCAGGAGGAACTACCACTACTCGATCTGGCGACGGGACTACAAGACCCGGCAAACCCCCGAAGAGTCGGTGCAGGAGCTGAACCAGCGCTTCCTTGAGCACGGCTTCGGCTACCAGTTCGAGGAGGGGCAACTCGTCCGCGTGGACAGCACCTACGCCCATGCGGAGATGGTGAAGCCCGCACTATCCCTTGTCCATGCTCGCAGGTTCAAGGGAGCCAACCAGGAGTTCCTCCAAGCCCACGAGCACTACCGCCATGGGCGACACCGCGAGGCCATCGTCACCGCCAACGCAGCCTTTGAGAGCGTCTTGAAAGTTATCGTGGCTAAGCGGAAGTGGATGGATGCGAAGAAGCTCAAGACGGCTCCCGCAAAGCCTCTCATCTTGGCGTGCATCAACGGTGACCTTGTGCCCGGCTACATGCAGGACGAACTGAACCGGCTGGAGGGCATCCTGTCGGGTGGTCTTCCCACCGTGCGGAACAAGGATGGTGGTCACGGCCAGGGAGGCACGGTGAAGGAGATCCACCAGCACGTCGCGGGCTTTGCCCTCCATATGGCCGCCGCCAACATCGTCTTCCTCGTGGAAGCGGACAAGGCTCTGTAGAAGGTGGAGAGGGCAGCGTGACTTTCAACATTATGTGGAAGCGCCACGGGCGCATCTTTGCAGCCAGTGACTCCATCTCCATGGTGCGAACTACCAACCCGACACGGACGACCTCCTTCGGTCAGATAGCCGAAGGGAAGGGTGTCGCCTATTATGAGAATGCGCTGAAGACCTTCAACCTCGATGACACCTTCTTGGTTCAGGTCGCAGGGGATGCAGCGAAGGGTATGCGCTTTGCTGCGATACTCAACACACTGCGAAGGCGAGTGCGGCCTGAAGAGGCGTTGAGGATGTGCTTCCACCTTGACCTGGCTGGGTGCCAGATTCACGTGGGTCACTATCTGAACGGTGATGCCGAGATCCTCAAGTATGATGGTCACCGGCTCCTGCATGTAGACCGACTCGCCTCATCAGGCAGCATAGACGAGGTGGCCGAGTCCTTTATGGTTCAACAGTGCCTATCGCTCGATGAAATCTCCCTATCTCATGACCTATGTGTTCCCGCTGTGCAAGCGGCATTTCAAGCATTCGTGGCGCACCACCCGACACTTGAAGATGGTGTAGGGGGCTACTTCCTGTGTTGTAGCCTTGGTGTAGATGGGTGCCGATGGCAGGAGCACACCAGCTTCTACCTCTACGACAACGATCTTTTTGAGAATGCTACGACGGGGCTGGCATCAGACGCCCCACCAGGCTGGGTCAGCCCCAGCCCCGCAGACGTGCTGGGGGGGATTGATGCTGTCATGGAACAGCACGCACTCTACGTCGAATCCAACATCGCAGACGAGACTATACTGATGGCGACGCCTCTTCTCACGGAGGCCGATGACGAGGGACTCCCGATAGGATGGCGGAAGGCGTTGAACTGTCTGCGTCACAAGACACCAAAATATGTTGTGTTCATCTCCAAACAGGCTCCCATTGCAACCGTCGTACCCATGACACCAATCGTTTGGGACAAGAAGTTCCTTCGCATTGTGACAACAGGTGAGCATACTCGGCTGGAAATCTCCGAGAACCTTCGGGAGATGCTCAAACGCGCGCCTCGCAGGAACACCAATCTCGATCTCCCAGTCGCGTTCCATCCAGAGGTGTATGTGCTGACTGAGTGGCTATAGGACGGGGCTGCCCCAAGTTGTCAGTCGGGTTACGCGTTGAGCAGGGCGATGGTGCCCTCATGGAAGCGGAGCGGTCATGACAACAGAGGAAATCTCGTTCACTAGCATTCCCAACACCAGCACCAATCTCGGGGGAATCTGCCTAGATATTGATGGCGTTGCCGCCACCGTCTTTCGCACACCTGATGGGAAGATCGGTGTCCTGGTCGAGCTTCCAAAAGGCACGAAGTTCGACGACTACCAAAATGAGCAGTTGAACAGCAAGATCAGAGCGGGTTGTGAAAGCATCGCAGACAGAGTCCCCGACTTTTACGACGTGCGCCACAGGTGAGGAAGCCCCCGAGCACCACCGCATAGGGGCACCCGGGGGCTGAGCAGGGGGCCACCCCGCTCGTGAGGGCCCCGGTGGAGTTCGGAGCCCTCGAACATCAATACCCCTTCAGGGCAGGATCTCTTCGACCACGGTGTCGATTTCCTCATCTTCACCCGCGCAGGAATCCTGCGCAGGTGTCTCTCCCAGGATCGATGGCACACCAGCTGCCCCGAGCACCTGCAGGTCACCCACCACGGTGCCCACAGGGGGCATGATGTCGCGGCGGTCACGGCCATGGCCTCGAAGGCAGCCAGCAAGGTAGCGGATGGGATCGGCGGCCTTGATCGGAGCCCTCTGCCGCTGCTCCCATACGAGGGCGATCCCCATCAGGAGCACCTGCAGCCTGAGGTCGGGATCACTCACACCGGAGAGGGAACTGGAGGCGTTCTCGGCCGCCCTATGCTTCAGCGACTCCCAGGTAGCCCGCTGCTTTCCCTCGCCGTCAGAGCCGTCCCAGAGTGCCGAGAGAGCGGGCTGCAGGAGGTAGCCATGCAGGGCCTCCCAGCCTCGCACCATCTCCAGATCCATCCCTTCGATCTCAGCCTCCGCAGGCACCCAGATCATAGGAGGCTGGGCCAAGGTCTCCGCCCTCTGCTTCCTCCGATCCATCTCCACCGCCATGGTGGCCTCCCTCTCATCAGGTCGGCAGATGACGGCTCCGGGCTGCATCCTCTGCAGGATCTCCAAGCCCCGATCATCCAGGTCGTGCCCGCAGGCTCGGTAGGCCCTTCCCCGTCCTCTCTTCGGGCTGCGTGCTTCGCCATCCTCCCCCTTGATGGTGACCACCTCCAGGAGCCCCTGCTTCACCAACAGGGAGCGGGTTCTCTTCACCGAATCAGGGCTGGCCTTCAGGAGTTCACCGATCTCCTTGGTGGTGTGCCAGCATCCCTTCTCCAGCCAACTGAACCCCACGTAGAAGAGGTGCAGCCGATGTATCAGGCTCACTCTCTGATCTTGCAGGATGCCGAAGGACTGGCTCCAACCCGAGATGACATGGATCTTCTTCGATCCCATTGTTTCCTCCACTGTTCCGATCACCCTTGGCTGAGGGTGACATTCCTCTATACCCGAGGACTTCACACCTAAGACCCCCCTATAGGATGACTATTGGGCGGGTCTCTTGATCTGGCTGAGCATTCCCGGTGTGCCCTGCGCCGCTATCGCGGCGGGCACACAAGGCATCCTCCATCCAAACTACTTCAGCGGCGGCTTCTGGGGGGCGGTCGGTCGCCCTTGAGGCGACCGGCCACCAAAGGGGTTGATGAAATCGGGCTCGGACATCATCCATCCGCGGTCTGATGTCTGAGCGTCTGAAAATCCCGTCTGTGCCGTCTGCGCTACGTCTGATGTCTGCGGCGGAGGTGCCAACGGCACCGACGCCATAGACTTGTTTTACTAGACTCTTTTAGATCCTTAGATTGACTCATAGAACTAGACTCTCTTAGGGGGAGTAATTGTCCCCTCAGTGTTGGGAGTGGGGAGTATTTGTCCCCTCAGTGAGATGACAGGGGAGGAATCCTCCCTAGTGGGGGAGAGATCCTCCCCTTAGTGGTCGGCGTAGGGGGAGGGCTGTTAGAGAAGTGGCCTCAGGAATATGGAGTCACCATGGTTCAATTGTCCGTGCTCGACATCATTCTCGCTATTATGACGATGGTGTCCTTCTTCATCAATATCTATCAGTTCAACTCACGGCTCCAACTGCGTAGCCAAGGTGTCGGCATCTACAGCCAGTTATGGGATATTGTCCATGAGATAGAAAGCGGAGACCTGAAGAGCCCCGATGAGATGAAGAGGCTCGTAAACCAAGTCAGGCTTGCAACAATACCTCTGAACATGAACCTTGGAGGGAAGGGAGAGGTTTACCGACCATGGGATTGGGGCATCGAAGCAAGAAGACATCGGCATCGCCGTGATATCGACTGGAAGAAGGAAATCACGGCTCTTGAAAAGGAACTTGCGAATGCAAGACAGCTGGCTACAGCCGCCGTAGGTGAAACCAGCGAAGACAAGTAGGTCTTCCACTTTGGCGTCCAGGACTACCGCCGCATCCACCTGGAAGCTGAAGGAGCCATTCCTCGTCCTCTTGGACGAGGGCAAGGTGGACAGGCTGGCCACCCGCAGGGCCATGCCCGACGATGGGCTCGTGGAGCACCTGAGCTGATCCACTCAGGAATCCTGAGTGGATTGCAGATCCTCCAGGTCAATGTGGCGGTGTCCCCTGTAGTCGCTGGCGGCCAACACAGCAGTGTTCCAGAGGCGATCCCGGTAGCGAGATCGGGACTCACCCTCTCGCCTCTTCCATGCCCCAGCGAGGAGCTTGTCCATGCCGCCATCATCGGCGGGGAGGGGGAGGACGTTCAGAGCCCAGCCCTGGAAGACCCAGAATTCGGCTGGCCATGACCCGACGATGCGGCGGTAGGCAAGGATAGCGTCGAAGAGCAGCAACTCAAGCTTGCCTTCCTCGGGGATGCGAAGAACCTCAGCGTGATCACGGTCGGCGTGCTTGAAGTAGTTCTGAGGTCTCTGGATGTTCTTCCAGAGCCTGCTGCGAAGGGGCTGGTCAACCTGATCAACAAGCTGCTCCTTCACCATCATGGACTCTCCACCCAGACGCCTGTTGATCACCTGCACGATCTCGTAGCCTGCTGCGGTCAACGTCCACGTGGGGATGGGGTGCGCGTCTGCCATGTAGAGCCGCACTGCGGTCACCAGCTGCTCGTAGGCAACATCAAGCTTGTTCACCTTCACGGAGACCTCCACTTTCCTGGACGGGGAGCATGGTCTGTAACGAGGTTCAACCTGCGCAGGAATCCTGCGCAGATCAGATCCATCAGCGAGGTCAAATCTCGCGTTCAGTACCCGTGCCGCCCATACAGACCATGCTAGGAACCCGTCTACTTCGGGCTCATTGACAATTTTCGCATCAGGGGGGCTACGAAAATCCTGAAGGGGGTAATGCGGAGAGGTACCTGCGCTTGTCAACCACCTACCGTCAAAGAACTCCGGACACCCTCCAGTGGAGGGCTGTGCCCCGGCTCCATGGTGGTGATGCACTGGTAGGTGGGGGGCCAGCTCTGGTGGCCTCTCACCTAC